CTTTGGATATACATCACAAAAAGGTCAAAGAGACACTAGTGAAGTATTCTACTATAACTCATTTGATGAAAAAATAGTTGTAACACCAGAAGAACAAAAAGCAATTGCTATTATTCACTATACAAATCAAACTATTGATTTCTTCTATGGTGAAAAATTTGCACTAGAACCATATAACCCATCTAATCCAGAAGATACAACCGGTCAAGCAAGAAACTTTAAATTACATATTCCTTGGATTATGTGGCATAAAAATCCTGAATGTTGTTTTGGTCAAACATTCTGGGTTGATCCTCCAGGATTTGATGATAAGAATTTATTTGAAGTACATTATTTAGAATCTACAAAAAATGAAGGTATGAATCAACCTGGTATTAGGTATTACCATCTTTGGGATACAAATCCAAATGCTAATGGATTACCAAGTAGGGTAGGTAAAGTATTCCCAGATAGTAAATTAGTTATTATTGATGATGAAGAAATTATTGCTGCAATGTCTTACAAATCAAACAGAAACTGGACATTAACAGCACCACAAGTTTCTTTAATAACACCAAATACTTGTGGTATACCAGGAACTACAAACGATGGAGTTTTAACTGGAAATGGAGAAACAATGTATATAACATATAGATTGTCAAATAGTACAACATTTACAAATTCATTACATTCTAACTATTATTCTAAAATAGTAGGAAACAACAATGAGTGTAATCCAAATGTATCACAAAATGTTGCTGTTAGATTTGGTGGTGAGTTTAATTGTTTAACTCAACCAAATGTACCAACAACCACAACAACCACAACAATACCAATTACAACAACAACTACAACTATGTTCTTTGAAACTTGTTACATTTTAACTCAAGATTTAAATGTAATAACAACAAATAGTGGTGATGGTTTAATTTGGTGTAATCAAGCGATATTGAATATTCCATTTACAACTGAAAACTCAAATTTTGCTTCAATTGAGAAAATTAAAACAATATATACAACAACTACAACAACCGTTTGTCCGACAAATTGTGAATTACCAAGAGGTTTCTTAGCAGACACTTTCCAAGTTTTAGCACAAAAAGTTCCAACCGGACAAAGACCAAATCCTTCTTTGTGGAAGATTATTGATTATACGTATTTAATTGAAAGTCAAAAAGTTAATGGATTTATAACACAAGAATCTTTAACTGGAACTACGTTTGTTGTAACAAAAGAAGAATACGAAAGCGCGCCATATTATAACTTAAATGATTATATTGATCTTGTACCAGTTGGAAATACCCAACCTAAGTTAAACTTTGGTGATGAATATTATTTTTACGGGTCTTTAGAAACCGACATTCAAGCAACAATTTATGAAATGAGGTATAAAATTAATTTAAGTGCTGCTGAATTTCAGAATACAACTAATCCAACTTGGACTAAAGGAACTAAGTCATATATTACTGAGATCGCTTTACTTGATAGTAACAAAGATATTATGGTTATGTCTAAATTACAATCACCGGTATTAAGACAAGGTATCCAACAATTTGTGGTCAAGATAGATTTCTAAATCTTTAATTTGTTAAAGTTCCACATATATTTTTAAAAAAACTTTTTTATGAAAAAATCGATAAAGAATTCACCAAAAGTTCTTGGTCTTGATATATCAACAAAAACTGTAGGTTTTGCTTTGTTTGATATTCAGTCAGGAGAACTACTAGAATTGACACACATTTCACCAAAACCAAAAATAAATGACGATGACAAAATGAAAGAGTTATTATTAAAATCTGAAATTGTTGCGGAAAAAATAAAACAATATGTAAACCTTGGTTTAGTAAAAGTTGTGATTGAAGAACCATTATTAAATTCAAATAATGTTTACACAATTCAAACATTGTTAAGATTTAATAGTTTTGTTTTTAAAGAGATATATAATATATTAGATATAATCCCAGAATTTATCTCAACTTACAATGCTAGAAAATTTGCTTGGCCAGATTTAGTACAAGAAAACGATAAAGGGAAACACGTTTTATTTGGTGGGTTACCAAAAGATATTGATAAAAAAATGTTAATTTGGGAAAAAGTTGCTAAAAGAGAACCACAAATAACCTGGCATTATACAAAAAATAATACACTCAAAAAAGAAAATTTCGATCAAACAGATGCCTATACTTGTGCTTTAGGTTATATGAGATTAAAAGAAATTTGGAAATAATATCGTTTAAAATACCGATAATTTGAAATATCGTCTTTTTAGACGATATTTTTTTTGATATTAACAAGGACCCCCTTGTGAAATATTAATATTCAACCCCGTTGGTCCTTCATAAGAACAAACAAGAATAGTAGCGTTTCCTGCAATATTAAATGTGACTAGTTCTCCAGTATCACAACTTCTAATGGTATATTGTGATTGATTATATGATAAATTTTGAACTTTATAACTAACACAAACTTGAGGTGTTGGTGTTGGGGTTAATGTTGGTGTAGGTGTTGGTGTTGGGGTTGGTGATGGACTTGGTAAAACATTACAAAATATACAACTTCCTTCATTTTCCGGACCATATTCATTTGTAACTTCTATTTTATCAACACCACTTATATTGTCAACTAATCCAACATAAATAAAACATGTCGAAACGTCATTTATAAATCCACCGTAAACATAGTCCGGAATAATCGGATTACCCTTTGAATCTAAAATGTTTTGAGCTGAAAAATATTCAACACCGGTAGCACAATCAACAAATCGTTTACTATTTGCACAACTTATAATTCCTTCAAGTGTGTTAAATGTTACCAAACCTGTAAAATTACAAGGTCTATTAACATCTGGGGTTGGTGTTGGGGTTGGTGAAGATGTTGGTTGTGGTGTTGGGGTATATGTAAAACCAGTCACAACCATTGAAACACTACCACAAAGATTTGTAGAACTTGGAGTTGGGGTTACAGTTGGTGTTGGAGTATTTGTTGGGGTTACAGTTGGTGTTGGAGTTACAGCACAATCAAAAATTGCATCAAAATCAATATTACAAACTGGGGTCGGTGTTGGGGTAGGTGGAAGACAAGGTCCAGATGAGAAAAAATCAGCACATAAATCTGGACAAGAACTCAAACAAGGTGATTTCCCAAATAACAAACAAGTACCACCTAAAGTTGTTGACAAACACCAGCAATCATCAGTAAGCGAATAATAAATAACATAGGTTGAACCCGTGAAATAATCATACCCATTATATAATACTGGTCCTATTCCGTAATTATCGTCATAAGTCCCAGTTCCACTAATACAATAAACACTACTACAAGGCATTTATACAACAACTATTTGATTTATTTGACAACCATTATTGTCAACAACATTAATATTAAAACTTGTTAATGAACCAAGAGGTATTGGAACTTCAAAAACATAAGGAATATCACCAGTTGTTATTGTATTAACAAAATAACACACAGTTGAACCGGTATCACATATATAAACATTAAAAGGATTTTGTCCTGTTAAATTTGAAATTGTTATGTCTGTTGGCATATAACATAAATATAGAAAATAAAAAAATCTTTTGAAGTTGTTTAATTAAAATATTTTATTTATATTTGTTTTTAAAATTAAAATTTATGGGGTTAGATGTTAAAGAGTATTTTAATAAAAATCGTAGAGATCACTATTGGAATGAAAATAAAGAAAAATATCAAAAGTTTTTTAGACGACATTTAATTAATTTAAAAACCGCTGTAGATTTAGAAACATCCGAAACAGACCTTAAATTAGATACATATCGTTGGTTAGGATATATGGGTATTGGAACACAAGCCGGATTAAGTCTTGCAATTAGAACTGAAAAATCAAAAGAAACAAATAAAAAATTAGGTGATCACGTTATTGGTACTGTTGAAATTGGTAGACACGTACATAGAGAATGTGAAAAATATAATTGGGATTATGACTATATGGTTAATACCTGGTTATATGAAAATCTTTGGATTTGGTCAACAATCATGGTTTCAAAATGTGAGCACAAGGATGAAAATATTGCGATAGATGCAAATAAAATAGAAGATAAAAGATTTCTAAAACATTATATTAATGTTTCAGATTTTTATGAATCAAAAAGAAACGGTAAAAAATTAATATTTGATTAAGTGATATTTTTCATTTATATTATATTGAATGGAAGACACAACAGAAGCACTAGTTGAATTATTGGAAGAAGTTTTAGGTGACCACGGGTTGCACTACCCAAACCGAGGTCAAATTTCCTTTAATTGTCCTGTATGTGATGAGGAAAGAAACAAGCATAATCTTGAAGTAAATTATTTCAACGACGTATATAAATGTTGGGCCTGTGGTGATAGTGAGGGAACTCACGGGTCATTAGGAAAATTGTTTGGTAAATTTGGGACCAAAAAACAAAAAAAATTATACAACATTTTAAGACCAGATGAAACAGAAAAAGTTGTAAAAACAAAAAAACCAAAAGTAGTTCTTCCAGAAAATTTTACATTATTTAAAGATTCCCACCCAATATATCCCGTAAGAAAACAAGCGTATAATTATCTTAAAAGTCGTGGAATAACTGATGAAATAATTGAAAGGTTTGGTATTGGTTTTTGTGATAAAGGAAGTCACTCTGGAAGAATTGTAATACCATCATATGATAAAAATGGTAAACTTAACTATTATGTTGGAAGAAGTTGGGACATAAACAGTAGGGCTAAATACCGTAATCCAGAAGCAGAAAAAGAAAAAATTATTTTTTGGGAAAATTTAATTGATTGGAATAAAGACATATATTTAGTTGAAGGAGCTTTTGATGGAATGTTTTTAGATAATCCGGTTGTGATGCTTGGAAAACATATGTCAGAACTTCTTTTTGATACAATCTACAATAATGCAAAAGGTGATGTTATAATTTGTCTTGATGGTGATGCCTGGGTAAATGCTGTTAAACTGTATCACGAATTAAACGGTGGTGAATTGTGGGGTAGAGTAAAGATTGTGAAACTCCCAAATGATAGGGATGTTTGTGACTTAAAAGGTCAAATAAATGATTATTATTATGAAATAAGAGATTAATGGATTTACATAAAGTAGCTGAAGAAATACGAGAAATTTTAAATAAAAAACGAGAAGAACTAAAATTAACTTTTGAAGAAGACGCTCATAAATATACAATGTTGGACCTTGATGGAAATTTGAGAACTGATTTTCCATCTGTATCAAAAGTGATGAAACTTTTCTATGATGAATTTCCAACAGAAAAGAAAGCTTATGAAATGTCTGGAGGAGATCCAGATGAGACAGAACGACTTTTAGCTGAATGGGCCGAAAAGGGTGTAAGATCAACAAATATGGGATCCCGCGTTCACTATTTCTTGGAAGAACACGTATTAAAAGAATTTAATATCAATAAAAATGTGAGACAACCAATATTTGAATGTGATATACAACAACTTGTTGTAAGTGATACTATGATTGTTGCTGGTAAAAATTACATTGAATTATTAAAACAAAGAGGTTGTGTTTTACTTGATACTGAAATTGTTTTAGGGCATCCAGAACTTGGATATACCGGTCAGCCGGATAAAGTTTGGTTGGTTATAAGCACAAAAGGAGAAATTGGTATTTTAATAACGGACTGGAAAACAAACCAGGAAAAAAACTTTATAGTTCAAAAGTATATAAAACCAATGAGACCACCGTTTGAGTATCTACCAAATAATGCTCTTGGTCACTATAAAACACAATTACCACTTTACGGTAAATTACTTTTAAAAATGTTAGAAAGGTCAAAATATGAAGATATAAAACTACTAGGCTGTATTATTGTAAGACTAACTGAAGATAGGGAATATGTTGAATATAGAGTAGATAAAAATACAATTGATACAATACTCGAAATGGATATACAATCAGAATTGACAAATTTAAAAAAATAAATTATATTTTGGTATGGAAACTTACATTACATTAAGCTGGTACTACAACACAAGTTGGGACCACGAAAAATTTGGAAAAATAAACATAAATTATATTTTAGTATGAAATTATATATGACAAAAACTTATTCTGTTTTTGAATCTTATGGACCGATTGAAGTCAACCTTGAAGATTATCCAGAACTTGAAGGAAAAACAGAAGAAGAAATCCTTGAACACTTTAATTCAATAATGTACGAAGAAACTATTAAAGATGGTAGTGAATCAACATTAGTTGACGAATTTCAGTTTAACACTGAAATGATAAAACAAAAATATTCCAATGAGGAAGAAGAAATCGTAAATTACTAATATGGATGATATTATTAAACCAAGAATTGATTTAAAACAACAAGAAACACTTAAATGTGAAAAGTGTGAATCAAAATTCTTCAAAGAAGTTGTAATGATAAAAAAAGTACCAAAACTCTTAACTGGAAGCCCGGAAGATACATTGGTACCATTCCCAACTTATATGTGTAATGATTGTGGACATGTAAATAAAGATTTTGAATTATTTGACAAATAAAATGGAAATAGGAAAAATGACAATTAGTGAAGCTTATCCTCATTTAAACACAATTGCATTAGCATATGGTTTAAAGTTAAATAGAGTTAAAGATTTTAAATTCACTAGACTTATTTTAGTAAACCTTTACAATAGAGAATTAGTATGACACACAAAGAATTTTACTTTTGGTTAGAAGGTTATTTACACGGTAGGTTAGAGAATAAACATATACAAATAACACCAATTATTGAAAAAATGAATGAAGTTAAGGATCTTGACCCATTTTTTCCAAATCAAAAAATTACAGTACCATCACCATTCAATCCTATTGTTATACCATTAAAAAAAGATGACGACCCATATAAACCACCTTTTACAATTACTTGTGAAACAAAACAACAATTAAATGATTAAAAAAATTAAAAGATTAGCCGCTCTTTCTATAAAATTTGTAGCAAACCACTATGGGTATAAAATTGTAATGGTTAAAATGGGTAATGGTGAAGTTATTATTGAAGGCGATAAGGAATTATTAAAATATACCGACATATCTGGATATACATTTAAAAAAGAACCATTAAAAAGAAAATAATGATTAAAAAAATAATACATTTTTCAGATTTACATATTCGTCTTTTTAAAGATCACGACTTGTATAAATCAATTTTGGAAACAGCACTTGAAAAGTGGAAAGAAATAAAACCAGACCGAATTGTTTTTACTGGTGACTTAGTACATTCAAAAAATCAAATGACCCCAGAACTTATTGAAATGGTTAGATGGGTATTAACAGAATGTTCTTCTATTGCACCAACAATTATTATACCTGGAAATCACGATTTTTTGGTAAATAATACAGAACGACTTGACGCTTTAACACCAATTATAACATCACTAAATAATAAAAACATTTTTTATTATAAAGACCGTGGTGTTTACGAAGATGATAATATTAGCTGGTGTGTATATTCACAATACCAAGGAAATATACCACCAGATTTAAATGTTGCAACCGGTATTAAAGTTGGTCTATTTCACGGACCAATACAAGGAATGAAAACGGATTTAGGTTTTGATTTTGGTGAAGAGGCGTATGATGTTGAAAAGTTTGATGGTCTTGATATTGTACTATGTGGAGACATTCATAAAAGACAAGAATTTAAATTTAAAACTGGTAAAGGGTATATGATTGGGTCACCAATCCAACAGAATATTGGTGAGAGTATCAGAAACCACGGTTTCGGAACTTATGATTTCGGAACCAAAGAATATACGTATACAGATTTATTCAACCCAAAGCCATTTTTAAAGTTTTCCATAAAATCATTTGAAGATATTGAAAATGGAACAGAAAAACTCCAAAATTTTTGATAAAAAAATTATTAAAACAGTTTCAGAATTTTGTTTGACAAACAATATTGAAAATGTTGATGACTTTATGTTCCGTTGTTTTAAACAAGGTTTTGATATTGAAAAATTTGGATTATTGGGAAATTCACTTAATGATGGTGAAAAATACTTAAAAACGGATGTAATTGATGAAAAACAGGTAATAAAAGAAATTATTGTTGAAAAAAGGGTGGAAATACCGGTTGAGGTAATAAAGGAGGTTGAAAAAATTGTTGAAGTTATAAAAGAAGTTCCAGTTGACAGAGTTATTGAAAAAGAAATATACATTACAGATGACAACCAAGTAAATGAACTTGGCGAAAAAATTGCCGAGTTGAAAGAAGAAATGTCTAAAAAAGATAAAGAATTAGATGAGCTTAGACGTAATTTAGACATAAAATTAGACGACACACAAACAAAAATGCTCCAGGAAACACTCCAGAAGTTAAGAAAAGAACTACTAGAGAAAAATAAAAAAATAGAAGAATTAGAAAAAATAAACCAGAACTCACTTAATAAAGAAAATCCAGCAATGGCAATTTTTATGAAGGGATCAAATTTAAAAAGTAACTTATGACATCATTATTGATTTTTATGTTAGTAGCATATGGTATGACAACCATATTGGTATATGGGTCCATATTCAATGGACTAAGAAATTTAATACACACATCGGCAAATGACGAAAATATTGGACCAATAAAATCAATTTTTGGTTTTATATCCGAATTAATACAATGTATGTTATGTACCGGAACCTGGGTTGGGTTTTTTTTATCATTAACAATGTTTTCACCAATACATAATTTAATTGGACTTAATCAGTATTATTCCGTATTTTTTGATGGAATGTTTTCAGCAGGTTCAGTTTGGGCAATAAATGCAATTATAGAATGGTTTGAAGAAAATAGACCGGTTAAACAACAAGTTTACATAGATAATATTGAACAAGGAGAAGAGCAAACAGAAGAACAAACTTTAAACAATTAAATATAAATAAAATGGGAAAAGCAGCAAAAGCTCATAGAGCAAAAGTAGAAAAAAGAAACCGTAAAGTTGCACAAGAAAGATATGCAATGCAAAACAAATTAAACAAAATGATGCAGTCAATGGCCGAAGGTAAAAATTCAGAAAATTTGGATATTAAATTTGGTGAACAAGATTTAAACTTTAATGTTATTAGTGATGATGACAAACAATCTATCGTTTCATTTAAAGAGAACCATCCAGAAATCGTTGAACCAGAATTTGATAGTGCCGGGTTTTCAATTGCAGATAGAGAACCGGACTCAAACCAAGAATAAATAATGGATCTATTTAATCCACCAAGATTATACAATTACAATATTATGATAAAAGATTTGGACTTTCCAAAGTTTGAAAACCCGTCTATACAAGTAGTATGGGAAGATTTCCAAGAAAATTTTACACAAGATAAGATTAAAAGTGTTAAACATTATTTCCAAAAAAAATATAACACAACCAATGTTAATGTTTTAACAAAGGTTAAAAATGTGGACCAGGAAACAATGCAAACGGTTGATGTTTCAGTTAATATTACTGACACCAACTATCAATTGGACTTGTTAAAGAAATTTTTGGAGTCAAAAGGTTATGAAAAAAATCTTGATAAAGTATTGGAGTTAAACCGAATGGTTGAAAACAAAATGGAAGAAGGTGATGTTGATATTACACAATTCAAAAAGTGGTATATTAGAAATATTGAGTTCTCGAATTTTTTATCATACGGTGAAAACCAAAGATTAGATTTTGACAAACTAAATGGTTTAGTTGTTGTTGAATCTAATCCACCTAATTTTGGTGGTAAGACAGTTCTTACGGTGGATTTATTGATGTTCTTATTTTTTAATGAGACAACAAAAACATCAAAAGCTGAGGAAATCTTTAACCGATTTACCGATAAAGACTCGGTGGTTGTTAAAGGTGAAATCACAATTGATGGTGAAGATTATATTATTCTAAGAAAGATTGAAAGAAAAAAATCTAAAAAGGGTGACTGGAATGTAAAAACAGAATTAGACTTCTTTAAAAAATTACACGACGGATCACTACAAAACTTCACCGGAGAACAAAGAAGGGAAACTGAAGCGTTCATTAAAAATTCTATTGGAACCAAGGAAGATTTCTTAATGACCATTCTTACAACAGCAACAAATCTTGAAGATTTATTGGAGTCAAAACCAACAGCCAGAGGACAAGTCCTTTCAAGATTTATGGGTCTTGAGTTTTTAAAACGGAAAGAGGAGGTCGCAAAAGAAATTTATTCGGACTTTAACAAATCAAAACTATCAAATCTATATAGTTCTGAACAGTTAAAATCGGATATCAAAACTTATGAGGACCAAATCGTTAGTTATAATGAATCAATTGTTGAGTATAAGAATGAGTTAAAAGATATTGACGAAAAATTAAGTAAGGGTAAAGAATATCGTGATGATATGTTAAAGAAAAAACATACAGACATTGATAAGGAAATTGCTCTTATGAACCCACAGGAAACTCAAATTGAAATCCAGAATTTGAATGGTCAAAAAGAATCTTTCCAGGAAAAATTAAAGGAATTAAATGTTGTTGAACCGGAAAACTATTATTATGAAGATAAGCATGATGAGGTTAAGGAAGAATACAAAAAAGTTAATACCGAAAAGATTACACTTGATACAAAAATATCTGAAATTGAAAAATTAAAAAGTTCAGTTAAGGGTGGTATTAAGTGTGAACACTGTGGAATTGAGTTAATGAACGCTGCAATTACCCAACAAAAAATCTCGGAACTTGACGGACTTATCCTTCAAAGAGGTGAAAAAGTTAAATTAATGACGGATTTAACCAACAAAGAAAAAGAATTTGTTGAAACTAAAAGACAGTTTGATGAGTATGAGAAAAACAAACTTATCAAAGAAAAATATGATTTAAGTATTGAAAGTTGCGACTTAAAGATTTCTGGGTTAAATAGTAAGTTGGAAAGATGGAATGAAGTACAAGATAAAATCAAATCTAATTTGAAAATTGACGAAATGTTAATTAAAGCTGACATTAGAATTGATGAGCTTGAACAAATGAAAAAAGATAAGAACCAACAAATCTCTTCAACCGAATACAATATTAAAACAACGGATGAAAAAATTGATCATAATAAAAAAATGATTGTTAAAATCCAGGAAGAAGAAGAAAAGGATAAAATTTACAAAATATATCTTGAATCTTATGGTAAGAACGGAGTTTCAAAAATTATTATGAAAACTATGATGCCGTTAATTAACTCTGAATTACAAAGATTAATGGAAGATAGTAGTTATTTTAAACTTGAAATTAGAATCAATGATAAAAGTGAAGTTGAGTTTCTTATGATTGATAATGGGACCGGTGTCGAAAAACTTATGGTTTCCGGATCTGGTTACGAAAAAACTATCGCTTCACTCGCTTTGCGTTCGGTGTTGAGTAAGATCTGTAGTTTACCAAAACCAAATCTGGTGGTATTTGATGAGGTTTTTGGGAAAATTAGTAATGACAACTTGGAAATGGTATTTGAGTTTTTTGTTAAAATTAAAGATTATTTTGATAAAGTGTTCCTTATTTCGCACTCGCCTTTAGTGAACCAATGGGCAGATTCGTCTGTTAAGATTAGAAAAGAAGATAATGTTTCAAAAGTTTTGGTAAATTAAAATATTATTTGTAAGTTTGTTATTATTAAAACACATATAAATTATAAAAATATGAGTATTACGAAGAAACAGTCAAAACGATTAACCAACCAACATAAAAAGTCTCAAGGAGTTGTTGGTATTTTTAGTGATGGGGCAAAAATTCACGAATCGTGTGTTGGCAAGGCTACAACACATCTATTTAAAAAAATTCAAGAAGAATATTCACATCTTACTTTTAGATATAGAAAGAGTGTGTCAAAAAAAGAAATAAACGAGGTTTTGAAAAAAATGGACTCCGAATTGGGTCAAACTCTTTTTGTGTCTAAATCCTGTATTAAACCTGACGGTGGAATAATAGAAGTGAAAGACAAAAATGGGGAGTGGAGGGTAGTTTTAATTACGGAAGCAAAATTTCAAGGAAAGGACATTGAAAATATTAGAAAAGGACTTTTAGTTGGTAAATTATCCGACCAAGACTTAATGGTGGCAGGAAATGCAATTGAAAGAGCACCAAAAAACATAATTGAAGCTCGTAACTTAATGATTTCTGAACCCCATTTCCCATATATCTTATTTTTAGAAGGTTCAAATTTTTTGACAGAAACAATTTCAGTTAAAAGACCTGATGGGAGAGATGTTACCCTATCACCAAACTCTGGTTCGTTGAATAGATTGGATAGGTTGACATCATTAAATTATGGAATGCCATTAAATACTAATTTGTGTGAAAATAAATCTATAATCAAAAATAGTGTGATATTACGTGTTTTACAAAGTGCATCTATTTATACAAAAGGAAACGGTGAAAAATGGAACAATACCGAAATGTTTAATATTATGATGGAAATTTCAAAAACTTCTCTTAAAATATTGAGTATTGATTTATAACCTAAAAAATAACTATGACACGAAAAGGATCAAATAAAGTACTACAAAAGGCTAAAAAATCAAAAAGTGACGAGTTCTACACACAACTTTCTGACATAGAAAGTGAATTAAAACATTATCAAAATCATTTTCGAGATAAAGTTGTTTTCTGTAATTGTGACGACGCTAGAGTTAGTAACTTTTTCAAGTATTTCTCACTCAACTTCCAAAAGTTGGGTTTAAAAAAATTAATTGCAGCATCATACCAAGAAAAGGGAAATGGTTCTTTCTTTGAGTATACAGGAAAAGAAAGTGAAAAAAACGTACCAAATTCTGATGATATTGTGTATTTTGAGGGTGATGGTGATTTTCGTAAACTTGAAAGTATTGAACTATTAAAAAAATCGGACATTGTTGTTACTAATCCTCCATTTTCATTGTTTAGAGAATTTGTACAACAATTAATACAATATGATAAAAAGTTTTTGATAATTGGTAATATAAATGCTATCACATATAAAGAAATTTTCCAAATAATCCAAGAAAATAAAGCTTGGTTAGGTATAAATCTTGGTAGAGGTATTTCAGGTTTCATTGTACCAGACCATTATGAACTCTATGGTACAGAGACAAGAATAGATAATTTAAATAATAGAATAATTTCACCAAACAACTGTTTGTGGTTGACTAATTTGGATAATAATAAAAGACACGAATATATACAATTAACCAAAACATATATCGGAAATGAAGACGAATATCCTACATATGATAATTATGATGGCATAAACGTTGATAAAGTAAAAAAAATACCAAATGATTATCATGGTCATATGGGAGTACCTATAACTTTTTTACATAAATTTAATCCAGAACAATTTGAATTGATTAAATTTAGAAAGGGGGACGATAATAAAGATTTATCAATAAATGGAAAATGTCCATATTTTAGAATATTAATAAAAAACAAAAGTTTTGAATTGTAAAAATTTTAAAATTACACTAACTCAAACTAAAAAGTGTTAAGGAAATATTTTAAATAAAAAAAACCAAAATATCAGAAACTTTTTCTTATCTTTGTCGTATAAATAAAAAATCTATGAAATACTTATTATTTGTCTATCCCTGTGATGATAACTGGGATGAAACCGAGTCAAATCAAAAATTTGCACACGAACTGGTTCATATTATAAAAGAAGAACAACTTAAATTTGTTTATGGTGAAAACCATACAATCTTTAACTTTGAAAGTAATTTATCACAAAGTGAAGTTGAGGATTATGTTGAACTTATTAAAAAAGATGTTCCGGAATTTATGTTTGTTCTTGTCCAAAACGCAAAGAATGTGTCATCCGATATGGATAAAAACAACTTTGAACATCTTATGGGTAAGAAAAAAAGAGGAAGAAACCCTAAAACAACTAACCAAAAACCAAAATTAAGTTGGGATGTTGCGGCATTTATGGAAGAACATAGAAAAAGGGTTGATGATTTTTTAAAAAATAACGTCTGTGATTTGACTCTTGATGAAATTTTAGATAAAATTGTAGACCAAGGTATTGATTCACTCACAAGAGCTGAAAAAGATAAATTAGACGAATATTCAAAACAAGTTTAAATATATGAAAGAAAAAAACACCGGAGCCCCAATTAACCAGGAAGAGATTTATCACTACCTAAAAGATATTAGAAAGATTAAGGTTATGACACCTGATCGTGAAAAAGAATTAGCCTTAAAAATGAAATCTGATGAGGTTTCTGAAAGAGAAAGAAAAAAAATAGAAGAAGAACTATTACAAGGAAATCTTCGTTTTGTAATTACTGTTGCAAAACAATATCAGAATCAAGGACTTGATCTTCCGGACTTAATTGCCGAAGGAAACCTAGGTCTTATGAAAGCAATTAAAAATTTTGATTGGAATAAAGATTTGAGATTTATATCATATGCTGTATGGTGGGTTAAACAATCAATTATTCAGTCACTAAATGATAATGCTAGAACAATTAGACTACCGGTTAATGTCGTCCAGGATTTACAAAAAGCTAAAAAAGAAGTTGAGCAATCTGGAAAAAAATTAGATGATAAGTTTTCATCACTTCCGTCAATAATCAATCTTGATATGAATATCAATGAAGAAGGTGATACACTTATTGATATGATTGCAAATCAAGATGCTGATGCTCCAGACGCTTGTTTTGATACAAAAGACATTTTAAAAGATAAGTTATTATCATTACTAAATGTTTTAGACGACCGTGAAAAAATAATTGTTGGTGATTATTTTGGACTAACTGGAACACCAAGAACTTTAGAAGATATTGGGTCAGATTTCAATCTTACAAAAGAAAGGGTCAGACAAATAAAAGAAAAAGCACTTAGACGACTTCGTAATGAATCATCTGAATTATTTGATTATCTATAATGAATATACTTTCTCTTTTTGATGGTATTTCTTGTGGTCAAATCGCTCTTAATAGGACCGGTATAAAGTATGACAAATATTTTGCATCAGAAATTGATAAACACGCAATTACCGTAACACAACATCACTACCCAAATACAATACAGTTGGGTAGTATTGTTGGTTTAGATACAAGTGTATTACCAAAAATAGATTTAGTAATTGGTGGATCACCTTGTCAATCATTTAGTAGGTCCGGTGATAATTCTGGGTTTGATGGTAAAAGTGGTTTATTTTGGGAATATATTAGAGTATTAAATGAAATTAAACCAAAATATTTTCTTCTTGAAAATGTTGTAATGAAAAAAGAATGGGAAAAAATTATAACAGATACAATTGGTTTTGAACCAGTTATGATTGATAGTAAATTTTTTTCAGCGCAAAAAAGACAGAGATTGTATTGGACCAATATTCCATTTGATAAAAATATAAAGGACAAAAATATTAATATACTTGATATATTGGGACCAAATGGTGATGAGTGTATTATAAATGACAATCCGGTAGTTCTTGAAATAAATGATGGTGTTTTTAAAATAAAAAACGGAACAAAAATAGGATATTTGTTTGCCAAAAATGGTGATTGCGTAAACTTGGAATTTCCAAAAAGTAAAAGTAGACGTGGACGTGTAAGTAATGGAAAAACTAACACATTAAACACTGCATGTAATTACGGCGTTATTGTTAATGATAATTTAAGAGAATTAAACATTTTAGAATATGAAAGATTACAAACATTACCAGATGGTTATACTTCAATTGCACCATTAAATCAAAGAAAAAAAATGATTGGTAATGGGTGGACAGTTGATGTAATTTCACATATATTTAAAGGACTATGAATGTATTAAGTTTATTTGATGGAATGTCCTGTGGACAGATTGCTCTTAATAGAGCTGGGATAAAGTATGACAAGTATTTTGCTTCAGAAATTGATAAATATGCAATTGAGGTTACGCAACATAATTATCCGGAAACAATACAAATTGGAGATATTTTAAATGTTAAAGGAAGTGATTTACCAAAAATTGATATTATGTTTGGTGGATCACCTTGTCAGGGATTTTCATTTGCCGGTAAAAGACTAAACTTTGAAGACCCAAGAAGTAAGTTGTTTTTTGAGTTTGTTAGATTAAAAGAAGAATTAAACCCAAAATATTTTTTACTTGAAAATGTTAAAATGAAAAAAGAACACGAACAAGTAATTACAGAACATATGGGTGTTGAACCAATAAGAATAAATAGTAATTTAGTTTCTGCTCAGAATAGAGAAAGATTATACTGGACAAATATACCAGGTATTGAACAACCGGAAGATAAGGGAATCTTAGTTAAAGATATTATTGATTATTCCGGAGAACACAAGATTCTTCCACCAAAAACAATCCAGGCACAACTTTACTATGCTAAAAATTATAAAGCGACCGGTAAGGCACCAACACTTACTCGTGAGTTAGCACACGGTTGGGGTAAGAACATAACACCTAAATGTTACTTAGAAATAAAAGCAATAACCGGTGAAGACAGATTATTTTCACCATTAGAATGTGAAAGATTACAGACAGTACCAGACAATTATTCATCAATAGTTTCAAATACACAAAGGTTTAATATGTTAGGAAATGGATGGACAGTAGATGTTATAACACATATTTTTAAAAATATTTCCCAAAAAGTTTTGGTAGATTAAAAAGTATTTATATCTTTGTATTGTGAATGTGATTAATAACAACACAAAATGGATGACTTGGTACACCATTTAAAAAACGCAAGTCGTGATGTCATCTTACGGTTATTAGAGATAGGTTTAAATACCTTCCTAACAGGAAAAAAAGATAAAAGGGGATAATAGTTGTCCCCTTTTATTATTTAATAATATTTATTGGAAATGAAATTATTAAATACGCTTAAAAATATAATACTAGAAAATAGAACTAGAGAACATAGATTGTTTACAACACGAGATGGTATTAAATTTATTGCAACAACACATCAAACTTTTGACAGAAGTGGTGATTTAAGTTATGACGAAATAAAAGACATAATTTTAAATGCAATAGATTCTGGTATTAAAGTACACACAAGAGTTGGGGTCCCAAATAGAGTGCTTTCAAGATTAATAAGAGAAAAATATGAAACTATACTTTATGAATTTTCTAAAAATCCTGAAGAAAAAAAAATAAAATTTGTATATGAAAGGAACGATAATGAAGATGATGAAGTTTTTGATTTTATAGAGTTTATCGTTGCTCGTGGTGATGATGATGAGTTCTTGATTGTATCTAGTACATATTCATATGATGGAGACTATTTAAAATTATACGGCAAAGATGCTGCCCAAGCAAGAAAAATAATACTAGAAAAGTATTTTCAAATCAGAACTGTATTATTATGATTACAATATTATGAAAGAAAAATTTTTACCCTGGTTTTTATTATTTTGTGCATTAGGTCTATCCGGAACAGCAGCATATTATAGTGTTGTTGGTCTATCTGTTGTTTTTGTTGGTGTAGCAATTCCCGTGATTGTTATGGGATCATTCCTTGAAATTTCAAAGATAGCAATTGCCACTTACCTTCACGATAAATGGAAGGAAACCTATGGTGTATTAAAAATCTATATGACAATAGCACTTGTTACATTATCTATAATAACATCTCTTGGAATTTACGGATTATTAAGCACTGGATTTCAAGGAAATATTGCAAAACTTGAAATTAGTGAAAAACAAATAAAAAATGTTGAAGTTAAAAAGAAACGGTTTGAAGAAATAAAACTTGAACTAATAAAAGAAAAAACAACTCTTGATGGTGATATTACAAAACTAAGAGATGGTCTTTCTAATAACACAACAACACAAACAGTTGATAGAAGAACCGGACAGTTAATTACAAGGGCCAACAATGCAAACAGAAGAACGTTTGAACTTCAACTAAAAGAAGCTCAAACAAGAAGAGATACAATTTCAAAAAGAATTGATTCAATGAACGATAGTATCACAAAACTTGATGTTCAAGTTCTTGATATGGAATCTCAGGAAATTTCTGGAAGTGAACTTGGAGCTATTAAATATGTAAGTGAATTACTTAATTGGGATATTAAAAGAACGGCAAATCTTTTCATATTGATACTAATATTTGTATTTGATCCATTGGCAATAACACTTGTTATTGCAACAAACCAAGCATTTAAAGGTAAAAGAAAAGAAGAAAAACCAGAAAAGAAAATTTGGGATAGAGTTAAAAAATTAAAAGAAGAAGGTAAACTACCTCCAGATTTAACAGAAGAAGAAAAGATGGATGAACCAACATCATTAGCATTTACACCTTATTATGATGTTGATGATGAAGAAGAAACCGAACAAGTACCGACTGAGTTCCGACCAAGTACCGACCAAGTTACTCACGAACCAATAGTTGTTGAAAGAATGCCGTTAAACTTACCAGATATTGATGAAAAACCCTGGAAAGAAACTCCGGAAGAGATAGAACAAAAAGAAACAACTAAAAGATTAATTTATAAAAAGTGACTCTGGATATTATTAAGTACGGAAAATTTGATTTCCAAGAAAAAAATAAAAAAAAGAAACAAATTATATTAACACATAGTTCAAGGATTCTTGACGAGTATTTGGCTTCATTAAAATACCGAAACAATTTAAATTATAGTAAAATACCACATTACATAATATCAAGAGATGGTCACGTATTGAATTTACTTAAAAATGAAATTATTTCTGAAAATTTTAATAACAATACAGTAAACTCGAACTCAATTATTGTGTGTTTAGAAAATCTTGGTTGGTTATATAAAGAACCATTAAAAAATTCGCACATAAACTGGATTGGTAATATTTATAATGGAAAGGTATTTGAAAAAAAATGGAGAGATTTTATTTTCTGGCAACCATATACTGATGTCCAAATAGATAATACAGTAGAACTTGTCAAAAATATTTGTGAGAAAAGTAATATACCTTTAAAATTTGTTGGACATAATACCAAAATAAATAAACCAAGTAGTTTTGAGGGTATTTTAACAAGAAGTAATTATGATATAAATAAAACCGATTTAAGTCCGGCATTTGACTTTGACTTATTTAGTAAAAAATTGGAACTATGAATAACTATGAAGAAATAAAAAAATTATTAAAAGCATCAAGAAATCTTCTTGGTGAAAATAGTGATAAAGAAATAAAAAATATCAAAAATAAATATGGTATAATTTCTGAAAGATATAACATTTTAGAAGATGATGAAAATCCTTTGTCTAGAACTAATGTTATGAAAGACATTGAAGACACCATTGAAAGAGAAACTGAAGATGAGTACGAAACTGCGGATTCAGACAAAGAAGAAGATAAAGGAATGAAAACCGAAAAGAAAAAAAGTTATAGAATTTCTGGCGGTTTAATGACAATTCACGCAAAAGATAGTAAAGATTTACAACTTACTACCGAAGATAAGAAAGCTTTCCAAGAAAGTATGGATGAATTTGTAGTTGAAGTCGCAGAACTTGTTGATTTTAACAAGCTTAATTTATATGAAAACAATGTCGAATGGTCTGGAAAAATAAATGAATTAGACATTGATTTTTTCTTTTCAATCGCTGAGACTGATGGTGTCTACATAAATGGAACAATGATAAGATTAGATAGTAATTTTCTTGAAATTGTAAACAAGTTACAAGCATACTATGAAAAGTTCAAAACAAAATGGTCTAAAGTTATTGCTATAAGAAAGAAAACTCCAGAAAAGAAATGAAAGATTATATGAATAAAACAATTATGATTTTAACTCTATCATTGGTAATTATTCTACTAATCAAATCATTTATTCCACAAAGAAAAGATGAGTTATTAAAATACAAATTAAAACAATTGGATATTCAGATTGACTCATTAAAAAAACAACAAGTAAAACTTATAAATAAAATTGATAATTATAAAAAAGATATTTTAAAAATAGATTCATCAATTACTAATATTAGGGCTTCTAGAACTACTATAAATAATTTTTATGAAATTAAAGAAGACTCAATAAAAGGTATGGAAAGAAAACAAATTATTTTAGAATTAAAAAAGAGATATAAGTATTAATATGAAGGTAGGGTTTTTTATATTGTTTTTAACATTTTTTTCATATTGTTTTTCACAAACAACTGGATGTGACGATACAACAGTAATTTGTGTTCCAAACAATGTTGCAAAAGAAATTTTAATTGATTTAAATAGAAAAGATAAATATAAAGAACAAATTATAACATATGAAAAAGAAATTATTGAATTAAATACTAAAATAGATAAGTTAGAATCAATCAATGAAACCTGGGAAGAAAACTATAAAGTAAGCTCAAAACTTGTTAAAAACACAGAAGAAAAGGTAAAATTATTAGAAGAAGATAATAAAAATTTAAGAAAAGACATTTCAAAAGTTAAAACTAAAAATACTGTAATTGAAATTGTTGCTGGTGCAATTATTGGCACATTAACCTATATAATACTAGTTAAATAATGTCATTAACACAAGCACAGAAAAAAGAAATAGAATCAATTGTTAGAAAAGAAATTAAAGATTTTCTAGGATCAAGTACAACAAAACAATTTGAGGATAAACTAATCGAAAAAATCCGAAAAGAACTTAAAAGAGGTAAATTAGAAACTGATGTAAAAGATTTAATTATAAAATCATTCAGAGAATTTTATACAATAATGTACCAACAAAGAAGTTTTTGGGAATCAAAATTTAAAAGTTCTTAACTATGGAAACAGATTTATCAAAAGTATTTAAAGAAAAACTATCTTCAGAGTTATCAGCAGCAGGTGTAACAGGTAAGGATAAAATGGATGCTATGAGTTTAAAAGAAACTGACGAAAAAAGAGAACCAAAAGAATTTTTAAAAGATGGCGTTTCATTAAGTGAAGTTTTAAAATTGGTTAAAAATAAAAGATTAACTAGAAATACAATTAGAAAAGAAATTTCAAAATTACTAAAGGATAATGAAAATGTAAAAGAATTTCTTAAATCGGTACTTGATTCGTATAAAGAAAAAAAAGAAGAAACTAAAGAAGCCTTGGCAACTGGAGGTGGTTATGGTTATGAAACACCTTTATTTTCTGGAGAAGAACCAAAAAAAGTTGAAACCAAAGAAGCAACAAGTAGTGCATCATCCGGACCATATGAAACACCAAAAATGTGGGCAAAATCAACTAGTAAAAAACATTGGAGAGGAAGGTCAAAAACACAAATCCCAGGAGGTAAATTCGTCCAGGTTAAAAAAAAATGTAAACGTTTTCCATATTGTAACCAAGGCGATATTAAGGCTCTTAACATTTTTGAAAATCAAACACTAAAGAATGTAATATCAAATCTTAGTGATAGGTATGAGTTGCATGAAGATTTTTTAAAAGAGATTATTTTCAAGGAGATAAGTAAAATTGAAAATAGATGATATTTATTAAATAAAAAAGAAATGAGAAATTTTGACAGAATATTAAAAAAAGTTCTAAATGAAAGTTTGGAAAGTAAAGCTGAAGAAGTTATGGAGAAACTTTATGGTAATCAAAAAAGATTAGATAAAGCACCACCATTTGGTAAACTAACATCAGCCGACTTTAAAAAATTAAGAAGCAAAAAAAGTAGACACGAAGTTGATGAAGATGATGAATTAGATTTTAACCCACCTGGAGAATCTTTTGACTATATTGAAGAAAAAGAAATTTGTGAATGTGGTGGTGAAATGAGAGAAGGTGAATGTTCAGAATGTGGAATGAAAAGTTCTGGAACAATTTATGAATTAGAAGTTGAAGATGAAGAAGAGATTGTTTATGAAGTCCAATTAGACGAAACATCAGAAGTTGATGAAGAAGAAATGGAAGAAGGTAATGCGTTTAGTGGTGCATTAGAAAAAGCAAAAAAAGACGGTAAAAAATCTTTTAAACTTGATGGTAAAACATACCCAGTTAAAGAATCTGTTTTATTTACAGAAGAACAATTAATTGATCTTATTGAGGAAGTTGCTAAAAAAGAAAAAGATAACATTAAAAAAGGAAAAACACATCCGGGATTATCAACATATGAAAAATCACATAAAGGAAGTGGTAAGGAAGAAAATGAATATATGACTTCATTTATGAAAAAAATGAAAGATTATTTAAAAGACGGTTCAAAAGGTAAATTTGAAACTGAACCAGAACATTTTCCAAAAGGAAATGGTCAGTTAGCAAAAATGGCGGCTAAAAAATATACTATGTCAGATGATGGTAAACAATTTATAGATGATTATATGAGACCTGGTATGGAAAATTTGGTACCAGATGAAATTGAGTATGATCAGGAATGGGTTGGGGACAATATTAAAGGTTCCTCAAGAACTGGAAATAATCCTAAATGGGCTAACGCTGAAAAAACTGATTTAGGTGATAAGATACATAAAAAAATGAAAGACCAAAAGTATAGAAAAGCTAAATTAGCTGCATATCGAAAATCAAAACAACCTGTAACTGATGGTACCGGAGAAAATTCTGGTAAAGGAGTTAATATCAAACTTGAAAGTAAAGAAACAAAAAAATTAAATGAAGAGTTTGATAGAATGAAAGGTTTAATTTCTTATGATAGAAAAACTCAATAATTTACAAAATTATAGTTATAACTTATATTCTCCATAGATGGACTCTATGGAGAATTTTTTTAACTACCTATCAAAACCGGTATCAAATGAAGATGCTGATATCTGGTTTAAGTCAAATAATATAATTTTTGAAAAAATGGAATTATATTATGAATTTGTAATTTCATTATTAGATTTAATAGAAAAAACATATCTTGGTGAAGGTTCAGACCCAAATACAAAAATCGAAACAAGTGAGGAAGATGATGTAAAACATTTTGATTGGTGTTGGAAAAAAACAATTAAAAATTTTGAAAAAGAAAATATTATTTTTGATTCCGAAGGCGAACATAATGAATATCTTAAAACATTATTCCTTGAAATTTTTTACAATCAAAAAGAAAATACAATAAGATATGCTGTAAAAAATTTTTTTAAAGATTTGTTTGACTTAGAAAAAGAATTTACAAGATCTGATTTGGATATGATTCTAACAATATATAAATCATTAGACAAAAATATGGTCTATAATATTTACTAACACAATTTAGATTATATCATTAGTATAATAATAAACTTATATTTAAATTTAAAATGGAAACTTTAGAAAAAATTAAAGCTCTAGTTGAAGACCTAAATGTTGATGCAACAAAATTTTATGGGGGTAATAAAGCTGCCGGAACAAGAGCAAGAAAAACAGCAAAGGAAATTAAAGACCTTGCACAATTGTTAAGAAAAGAAATTTTAGAACATAAAAAAGCGTAATGAATTTACAAACAATTTATCTTTTTATTTTTATTTTTTCACTCTTATTCAATTTAAGAATCGGGTTTAAATTTATTATTTCAATTTTTCAAAACCCACCAGTAAAAATAAACTTTAATAAATATGAATTAATATTTATCGGATTGTCTTTGTCATACATAATAACATATTTAATTTCAAAATAAAATGAGTCTATATAGTGAATTTAATGTTCTTTTTCCTTACCTTAAATCTGTAAGAAAATTAGAAAAATATTTGGTTTTTGATATTGAATTTGTAAAAGTATGGAAACTACCAAAAAAATATGTTAATGAAGAAAGAGTTATTGAAACTAAATCGGAAGATATTAGTCTTAGAAGTATTTCTTTTGTTAGCGAATTTAACGAAAAATCTGTAACAGAAACAATTTCAAACATAAAGTCAATTATTGCTTATAATAAAGAAAGAGAAGAAAAAGAAAAATTGTTTGAGTCAAAAGTAAATGAGTTAAAAAAAATATTTGAAAAATCTGATTTAAACAATTTGCAAGATTTAAAGTTTGAAATAATAAAACAAAAAATAACTTTAGATGACGAAGAAGATACAGACGAAAGCGGAGAAACTCAAAAACTGGTATGATTTAGAAATCGAAAAAGATAAACTTGAAATAGAACAAGAAAAATTGAAGTTTATTGAAGAAATTAAAAAAAATAAAAAAGAAGATATTCTACCTCAAAAACCAGAAATTGAAAAATTATCATTATGGAAAAGAATGAAAAAAGTGATATTGGGCATTTAGAAAAATTAGCATTACTTAGTGATGCGGTTAAAGATATTTTTCCGGACGGAAAAACAACAATTGCTTTTGAATTGAACAAAGATGATTATAAAACGATTCAAGGGTATTTCAGAAAAATTGATAGTAATTTTAATAGGTTCCAGATAGACATTTCTGGGACCGAATTTTTATTTTTAAATGAAAGGTATTTCCAAGAACTAGAAAAAAAAGAAAGTGAAATAGAAGAACCAAAAGAAGAACCAATTGAAATTAAAAAAATTGGATTTTGGAATAAAATTTATAATTTACTATCCTCTAAAAAAAGTAGTTGATTTTTTATATAAAATTTTTTTATCAATACCTTTAGACTCTAATAAGTTATAAAGGTATTTTTTTTGTGCTGAAGAAGAGTCCGGTACTACAATGCAGTCAAATCTTTTTTTATTCAACAAACTCTTAGAAAAGTTTTCTAAAAATCTTTCAGCATCACTTTCACTCTTCAATGAGAATAAATTAATTTGTTCGTCGTTTTGAAGAATCAACTTATTATTTAATTTAGACAATAATTTCATACCATCTTTAGGAATATATTTTTTAAAAAAATCCCCAACATTTATTTTTTTATTTGTTTTTAAATCATAAATTAATTCCTCTATTTTGTAGTTTGATATTTTTAATATTTTATAATCATCAGTATCCAAATCAACTAAAAGGTTTCTACCAAGATTATCTTTTATGTAATATTTATCAAAATTTGTTGAATTTTTTTCTAGTAAACCAATTTCATATGAACAAGAAAATCCATTCTCGATTTGTTTTTCAAATATTACATCATTTTCATCAATTAACTTATCAAAAAACTTTTCAGCTCTTTCTTTAGTTACAAACTTCTTGATTATTCTTTTTCTTTCTTTATTTTTGAATAAAACAACTAAATAATTCATACTATATTTAAAAATACCAAAAAATTAAGATAAATGAATACTGAAACACACTACTCAATTCTGGGTGTAAATGAAGATGCCACTCAAGATGAAATAAAAAAAGCATATAGAAAATTAGCAAAAGAAAATCATCCAGATAAAGGTGGAGATGAAGAGTTGTTTAAAAAAATATCTGTAGCGTATGATACTGTTGGTGATGAGGAAAAACGAAAACAATATGATATACAAAGAAAAAATCCATTTGGTGGAATGGGTGGAGATTTTGGACAATCCTTCAACGACTTGTTTAATAGTATGTTTGGACAACAAAGACAAAAACCTAAAGCTCCGGCAAAAAATATAAATCTAGATATAACAATTATTGATTCATATCTCGGTATTAAAAAAACGGTAAACTATCAAAGAAAAATAAGTTGTGATCCTTGTCAAGGAACCGGAGGAGAGAAAAGAGTTTGCCAAACCTGTCAAGGTGCTGGTCAAGTTACTCAGAGAATGGGAAGCGGCATGTTTATCCAGATTGTAAATGTGGTTTGTCAAACTTGTAATGGCGCTGGAAGTTTTGTGGTAAATCCATGTTTGTCTTGTAATGCATCAGGAACAAAAGATGAAATAAAAAACCTTGAGATACAAATTCCTCACGGTATTGATGATGGACAGTTTTTAAGATTACAAGGTATGGGTGATTTTTATAAAGGTACTTACGGTGATTTAATTCTAAGAGTATTTTTGTCTAAAAAAGATAATTTTGATAAAATAGATAATCATTTAATATATAACGCCTACTTCAACCTTGAAGACCTTAAAAAGGATTCGTTTACAATACCACATCCGGATGGACAATTAACAATAAAGTTTCCACAAAAATTTGATACCTCAAAACCTTTAAGGGTAAAAGGAAAAGGGTTCAAACTAAATTCAGTTGGTGATTTGATGATAAATCAATTTATAAAGTACGATAGGAATTAAAACAAAGACATAATATCCTGGACCAATCTTATTGAACCATATATAGCTAGGGCAAATACAACCCCACCCGTAATGAACATAAATTTTTGAACTCTTTTAACTCCTTTGTCACTTTTACAAGATTGACATCCAACTTTTGTTGCTTCTTTTGTTTCCATATAATTTAAAAATAAATACATTTTGTTGACTTTTAAAGATTAAAATATCATTTTTTTCATTAGATATTATATTTATAAAGAAAAGAAATTATGGATTTAATTGGGTTATTATCAAATGTAGTAAAAGAGAATGTTACAACTAAAAAAATATTGTTAGAATATCCTGAGTCAACGATTAAAAAGTTGGTTGATAAATTTTCAAAACAAACAGATGAAACTGAAGAAGTCATAAGAAAAAATATTGCTGACTTTGAAAGATTTAAGTCGGCATTTAGTAATGAAGATAAAGACATCTTCAAACATTCATATGATAAAATGAAAAGTTTAATTGCTGATAAAGCAACAAAACAAAAATCTAAAAAAGATTTGGAATCTTTGGTTCAAGAATATATTACAAAATATAAAGGTGCCGATTTACAATTAACAAAATTAAATATCAAAAAATTCTTTGAGGTAAAAACACATTTCCCACAATTAAAAGAGTTTAAAAAAGATGTTACAACATTCAATCCATCTGAGTTAAATGCGATGCTTGAAAAGTATTTTTCAAAATTTAATAATCAAGGTATAAATGAACTTGTAGCAGCAATAACTCAAAAATTTCACACTATGGTTCCAGATGAGGACCCAATGACCGTAATATTACCTAGAGCAAAAAGATTTGTTAAATTTTTTAATTTAATACCTTTGAATGCTAAACTGAGTTCTTATATGACTTTTGAAGAGTTTGAACACGTTGTTGATGGTTATACACCAATGGATGAAAGTGAATATTCAGTTCCAGAAATTGATACAAGTGATGTTGACATTACATATGAAGATGATAATGTATTAATCTTTGCTCCGGACCAAAAACATAAATGTATCAATATTAGAAAAAAATATGCTCCAGATAGAAGATGGTGTACATCTTGGGAAGGATCATCAAATTATTACTATAATTACCGTTTGAACCAAAATTTAACATTATACTATGTTATAAATAAAAATTTACCATCATCTGACGTAAATTATGCTTCAGTTATATTAGTTGATAAATGGGGAGAAAAAAGATTAGCAGATGGTACGAATTCAGGAAGATATTCTGGTAGTTCAGTTATTCCTTGGAAAGAAATATTAGGTAAAATTCCTGTTTTACAAGGTAAAGAAGATTACTTTAGACCAAAACCATATACAGATGAAGACCAAGCTAAATTACAGAGATATAAAAGTTATAATCTTAAAACAACAGATGCTGTTAGAGAACTTGGTGGTATTGAAGAACTTGAATTATGGATGGAGTTAAGAAGTCCTGATTTTAAAAGTACTGTAAATGGTGATGAAATTTTTGGTAACCTACCAGAAGAAATACAAAAGAAATACATTGGTCTTGGAAATGAGCTAAGTGCCGGAATGGTTAGAGCATTAACACCAAGCGCAATGACATACTATGTCTCAAAAAAGAAAGAAAAATTATTACAAAAATCACTTAAAGATTTAAGTGAAAACGATATGGAAGTAATTCTATCAAAAGAAATGAGACCATACTTCAAGAGCCTTAAGAGAAAATATAGAAATGAACTTGAGACATCGTTTGACCCTGGTTATTTAACAATTGAATATCCAAGTTCACCAAACGGTAAATATATGAGATTGTTCGGTATTGAAGATTTGTTTGATATTTTACCATCAGACACATCATTCTTACAAATTGAAAACAAATCAAAAGATGATAGTATTGTAATAAAAATTCCAGAATCAATTGATAGATTTACCGAGATGTCAACACTTGTTTTTGATAATGTTATTGATAAATTACCAGAATCAATTGGAAACCTATCAAAACTTATATTTTTGAATTTGACAAATAATAAAAATTTAACTACTCTTCCAGAGTCAATGGTAAAATTAACTTGTTTACAATTTGTATCAGTTAAAGATTGTGGTATTAATGTTGATAATTTATCACCAAAAATATTGAAGTATTTTAACCCAATTGGTGATTTCTGGGAAGTTAATTTTCCGCCGGAGATGATGGGTAATTGTTAAATTTAAAAAACAATATTTATGAAAAATGTGGATGTTGAAGTTTATATGAGTAATCTAATAAGCTTTTTTGAAAAAAATCCAAACGACTTAATAACTTTGATTGGTGATTTACAAAAAGATGAATTTTACTCTAAACTTAGAGAAGAGTGTGAAAAAAATCTAAAAGAAGGAAAGGACATTGTACTTTCTAAAGAACAAATCGTTAATATTGTTGTTGAATTGAAGATTCCGGATATGAAATATAATAATTTGGATAAGATTATACAGAAAACAAAATTTGGTGATATTATTTTAAATTAAAATTTGGAAATTAGAAAATTATTTATACCTTTGTATTGTTGAGTTAGAAATTAAAAATATCTTAACTGAAAATATCGCGGTTTAGACATTGAGCTAGGGCACGGTATACGTCGAAAGATGGTAGTTAAGTGGGTCTCTTGGACACACCCAGCCAAGCGTAAAAGGAGTGACACGACAGACGAAGTCCACACCAGTTAAATCCCTCAGATATTTTATCTGGGGGGTTGTTTTTAAAAATAAGGATTTATAACTTTTATTGTTTGTTTAGTTGGTCTTTTAAATGAAACATTTTTACCTTTAATTTGATTAAATAAATTAATTGAATATTTAGGTGGTTTACCAGGATTCCTATCTAAAATATCGACTAAAATTTCATAGGTAATACCATTTCTTTCACTTTTTAATTTTATTACGTCATTACGTTTTAAACTTAAACTAATAATTGATTTAATAATTTTATCAACATTCGCAACAACAACATCAACACCTTCTTTTTTATCTACTTTACTAAACCGATCATCGTCAGAATAATCTTCATCTCTAAAAACTCTTTCAGCAAAGTGTTTACCAACATTAATAATAATTTCAGCTGATTTCTCTTGACCTGTTACACTATCAGTAAACTTACCTTCAATGGGACCAATTTTATTTGCATAATCTTGGATTTCATCTTGAGTTTTTTTAATTAAATCTTCCGATATTTCATTTATAAAACCCTTTTTAATTCCCAAGATATACTTTTTGTAAGCTTCTTCAGACAATCTACCAACATATTGAACTGTAAAGTCATTATAATATTTATGTTCATTAAGTATTCTTCTAATTAAATCTCTCATTCTAAAAAATAAATATATTTATTTATCAAATAAGTTTGTAGATATGAAAAAAATATATATCTTTGTAGAAGATAAATGATTGATAATATTTAAAAACACTATAAGATGAAAACAATTGAAATAACAATCCAGGAAATTTGGGCCGCAACAAGACCGGTCGTTCAGAAGAGTAAAAAACAATATACTCGTAAACAAAAACATAAAGTAAAATACCAATAATTTAAAATGGTGTTAAGTGGTGACTTTATCACCACTTTTTTTATTTTTATATTTATGGAAGAAAAAAAACTTATTGATACAGAACAGAAAATTTTAGAATCTTTTTTTAAAAATAAAAATACAATTTACTCTAAAACTAAAATTTATACACCAATTGCAGTTACACCAGAGTTGTTACTTAAAAAAGATTTTAAATTAGAAGTTGCTAATATGGTTGAGATTGAAAGTACAATCCACTATCTTGAAGCAATTTTCCAGAACAAGTCTGGGTTTTATATATATTTATCAAGAAAAGAAATTAGTGAAAAGAGTTATAAAGTAACAATTTACTTTGAATCTGAAAAAATTAACGAAGTCACTTTCTTTATAAAAAATTTAATTAAATTAAAAGATGGAAATTAGTAGTGTTGAATTACAAAAAAAAATTAACAACGGTGAAAAAATAATCGTTGAGTTCTGGGCACAATGGTGTGGTCCCTGTAGAATGATGAAACCTATTTTTGAAAAAGTTGCAAATGAAAATACAAGCAATGTTCAAATGTATACAATGGATGCAGATTTAAATAGAGATGTAATGATGGGCCTTGGAATTAGAAGTATACCAACAGTAAAGATATTCAATGCCGGGCAGGTTGTTGAAACAAAAGTTGGTGTTTTATCTGAAGGACAAATAAATGATTTGGTAAAAGAATTAATCAATGGATAAAGTAGCAATTCTTTTCACAATGAAAAGTTGTCCATTTTGTGTTGAATTAAAAGAAATGTTGGAAAAAGAAAATATTCCATTTGTTGACCGCGACATTGATCAATACGAAGAAGAGTATGAATTATTTGTTGAGGCAACAGGAAATGATTATGTTCCGTCATTTATTCTTATTGAAGATGTAACATCTCAAAAACCAATTACAGAGTTATTTGCTCCGGACAGAGATTTTGATGATATAAATGAAGGGTTTGAGATTATAAAATCTTTTATTAATGGTTAAAAAAAATCCCCACCTTTAAAGTGGGGTTTTTAATTTATAATACAACTATGTGTTCTAACATATCTTGTTTTAGATATGGTTTTTCTTTTTCTGGGAACATTATATCCTGTAAAAGGTCATAGTCCCTAACTTTTTCCTCAAACTCTTTTAAATCAAATGAAAATACATCAAGTACTAAAGATTTTATTGAATGTGAATTAATCCAGGAATCAGAAACTATCTTAATTTTTAAATCTTCATCTTCATCCTCTTCCTTTGTAAAATAAAATTTAACCTCATCAACATTTAACAAACTATACATATGATTAAAAATGTAGTGTGAATAGTAAGTCATTAAACGACCACAATTTAATGAATAACCATAAGGAAACTCTGAAGTTACTGCAATTTCATAGATTGGTTCTGGTTCCTCAACAAACACATCTTTATTTACATTAACCCAACCCTTTTCAATATTGTTAATTTCTTGACCATACCGGATAATGTCAATTGTGTTAATCTTTTCAATACCAACTTCTTTTATAACATCACCAAACCATTCATAAAAATCTGTTTTAATTTGATCAATGTTTAAGATTGTTTTACTTGTTGTTTGACCATTTATTATAAAAAATGATTCACAATCTGTAACCTGGATAATTGAATTTTCTTTTTTATCTATTCTTGTAAGAATAAAATCGGCAAATAAATTTACAATGCCTCTTCTGGAATTTTTATTAATTTTTCTCATATACCATTTTTTTATAATGGATATGAATTTTTATTGGATTGTTAAATAGTTTAGATATAATCACCTAACATATCGTTAATGTTTCTTTTTACATAATCCCAATCGGCATAATCTGGTATTCTAAAATCAATTTCTGAATAAACTTCATAATCAAATAGATGTCCCATCATACTGGTATAACTACCAAAATATTCTAATGTAGAGTCATTATAACCACCACCTTTATTTTCACCAATAAAGGCCATAACGTTACTTTGAAAATCTCTTATTTTAATGTATGAATAATATTTTGTTTTTTCACCAACTTTTTTTGCTTCATCCATAATTCTTGATGAAAAATATTCTTCAAGTCCTCTATATACAAGGTCATAACATTCTTCTTCATATGCTCTATTATAAGCACTATTATGTACAGAATATAATTCACTTTTTAACTCTTCTAAATCACCATTAAGAAGTTCATTCATTGCTTCTTCATCATTAATTAAAGATAGTACATTATCTTGTGTTATTTGAAATATACCATCACGAGCTTGAATATCGGCTAGTTCTTGGAAGAAATCAGCCGAATAGTCCTCAACATTTAAATCTCGATTCCCAATATGTTTAAGTATGTATTCACCTAAATATTTTTTATTATTATCATCAAGTTCTTCAATCACATCACGGTATACATCAGAAGTTGTATCCCAATATGGGTCCCACATTTCATCATTTAAAACATATTTTGCAAGATCTCTAGCTGTTGTATCACGACCTCTATCATCAAAAAAAACCGCTAATTCTTCTCTACCCCTTAAATATAACCAAAAACCATCAGACCTCATCTCAACGTCAGTTAAAATATTATCACAAATATATTTTAAGGCTATATCCGGTGCATTACCTATCCAGTATTCTAGAAAATAATTTTTTGCAACATCATCAAAATCATCATATTCGGCATTTTCAATAAAACCGTTTTCATCTAAAAAATCAAATAAATCTTGATTATTGTTAAAATCAGTATAGTCAAGTTTTGAAATATCAATTTCATCTTGACGATTGTTTTTTGCGACAATACGAAGAAAGTTAATTACACTAACAAAAACTTTTTCTATTCTATCCCGAAAACCATCTTCATTAAAGTCATCAATGAAAGTATCTAAATTTGCCATATTTTATAAATATAAAAAAAGGTGGAAAATTACTCCCACCTTAATTTTTCTTTGGCCAAAGGAAATTATTTTTTGTTGTAATACTTTTCAATTACTTTTTTAACTGACTCTTGAACAGTTTGGTTTTTAACCGGTTGTTGTTGTACCTGTTGAGGTGCAGCTTGAGCAGCTTGTTGATTTCCTTTGTTTTTACATCCGCAACCCATCTTTAATTGTTTTTAGAATGTTTATTTGATTATAAATATCAAACTAAAACAATATTTGTAAAGTTTTTAGTATTTATTATTATATGAAAAAAATTAAGTTGATTTCATTATTGAAAACTCTTATTCGTGAAGAGATTGAAGAAGTAAGAATTACTCCAGATGAATATAAGGACCTTTTAAGAAAAGTTGCCGGTAATGCACACGGTATTCCGACATTACCAAAATTTAGAGGTAAGAAATTAGTTGTTACTGGTGATTTAAACTTACGTGATGATAAAAGAATTACAGATTTAGGCCCAATTAGAGTTGAGGGAGGATTAGATGTTTCAAATACAAATATTAAATCATTAGAAAATGTTGAAGTTACTGGATCTGCTCGTTATTGGCATACACCTTGGGCAAAAGAACTTGATAGAAGAAAAAGACAAAGAGAATTAGCTGATGCTGAAGAAAGAAGAGAAGAAGACGCTTGGAATTTAAATGATACAGATGATGAAGGTGAAAGAGCAAATGCTGCTTTTGAGTATGCCGTAGATTTAGGTTTATTAAAAGCTAGAACAGAAGACGAAGAAATTGAGTTAAGAGAATTAAAAACAAAATTATCGGAACTTGAAACTCAAATGGATCAAGAAGAAGATGAAGAAAGATATGATGAACTATCCAATGAGTTTGATGAGGTACAAGAAAGAGTTGATGAACTTGAGGGTGACTATACCGATGTTTACGATTTAATTCCAGATGGAGGTCACTATGAATTAGATTCGTTTAGGTCAGCAAGTGAAGGTTTTGTAATTTCAGTTGGAACAGAAAGTGAAGCTGATGAATCAATGAGGGACTACTATCAAGAATGGGTTGATGACCCAGTATCATATCTTAATAGTGATACAATTTCATATCATCTTGACGGTGATAAAGTTGCTGATGAATTTGAAAGTATGGTTGATGATTGGGTTAGAGAGGACCCGGATAATTATGGTATTGAAAAAGATTTAAGTGATGACCAAGAAGAAGAAATTTGGTTACTTGAAATGGAAAAGTGGGTATATGAAAATGAAGGCGTAAGAGCCCCAATATCCGAACCAACAAAAGAAGATGGTAATGTGTTTGATTTTGAAGACGCGGAAGGTAATAGATTCCAATATAAAAATACAAGTACAGACCCAAATAGACGTAATTGGGTTTTATATAAAGACGGTCAAGTAGTACCACCACATCAAATATATGATGATGAAGATACTGAAGATCATGAAGATGAACGTGAAAGTAGAATTTCAGATATTGAGTATGAAATAGAAGAAATAAAAGATAATCCAGATGGTGACCCAAATGAAGAACAAATTGAAGAAGAAGTAGAAGATAGGTTATATAGTATAAGAAGAGATCCGCTTACATTTTTAGAAGACATGGGTTATGACTTTAGAAGTATGATAGATTTTATTGATAAAGATGATTTATTAGAAAGTTTAATTAATGATTCAGATTATGGTAGTGCACTTAATGGATATAATGGAGAGTATGACCAAATTAATATTAATGGGACCGATTATATTGTAATGAGAACAGATTAATATTTACTGGTAATATTATATCACTATTATTATGTCAAATGGCAAGAAAAAAGAAAATAGAATTTTTAATGAACACCGATTGGATGTTCGAGAAACCAATTGACAGAGAACACAAAGAATACAAACTTTTATCGTATTTTCAAAAAATGGGTGAAAAACTGGATAATATGGAATTATATCCAGGATTTATTGAGTTGTCATTACATTTAGCAAATGTTCAAACCCTAGTAAAAGATAAAAAACTTTTATATATCACAAAAAAACTATCAAGTGTTGATGATGAATTACTTGTTAGAGATTTAAAAATTAAGGATGTTCCTGAAATGTCAAAAGAAGAGTATGAAGAGTTTGTTAAAATTCTAACATATTCAATGCCAAGGTTAATAGAGTATTTTAATATTGCAAAATCGGTTTGGGAACTGGTTTTTGATAGGGTTTTTTTAAAAGTAAGAACAAACAAAAAAAATGAATTAAACCCAAAAGGATATTTTTATTATGAAGATAAAGAAAAGATACTTTATGTTTGGGAATACGAATTAAAAAAAGCGGCCAAAAATTCACCGGAAAGTGTTATAAAATCAAATTTAATTTATTCGGATTTAAAAAACGATTTGACACTACCAAAAATTATTTCTAACTTTTCTACAACAAAAGAGCAAGCAAAAAATAAATTACCGGTATATGAAATGACATCGGCTGGGGATTTCCCAATAGAGAATACCTTATTACCTTTGTTTAAAAGAAAATTAATTTCTTATATCAACCAGAAAAAAACTATTAACAAATATTTTGAAAACAAAGAAAATTTAAACTTATAAAAATGGAAAAAATAGAATTAAAAGATTTAATTGAATTAATTAAGAAATACCCAAATGACCAACAATTGGGAACACAAATTAAAAAATTAGTAAACGAAATCAAATCCAAGTAAAAAATGGAAAAAGAAATGGTTAATCACCCTGATCATTACCAATTTGGTAAAAATAATGAATATGAAGCAATTAAAGTTATTGATGCTTGGGATTTGGGTTTTTCACTTGGAAATACCGTAAAATATATCTCAAGAGCTGGTAAAAAAGATACAGATAAAGAACTACAAGATTTGAAAAAAGCTTTATGGTATTTAGAACATCATATTAAAAATTTAGAAAACCAACAGTAGTGTTGGTTTTTTTGTTTTTATGAATATTTATTTATAAAACTAAATATGAAGTTAAATCCGGAAACTATAGAAAAATGGAATTCATTTTCAACTGACGACAAAAAGTTTGTAGTTGAATTTTTAATTGTTGCAAACCCAAATAAAAAAATCCCACTAACAGA